GGCGGTCAACTTGGTAGAAACTTTTTGAAAGACTTCGGCCCTTTTCTTTTGCTCCGGGTGCGCGACATTTAGAACGACGGTTGCGCCGCCGATCACTTCGTCAATGATACCGGAGAAAATGCGGGTAAAATCTTGGGGCCATGACGTTTCTTGATAGCCGAGCCAAACGTTTGCGCGAAGCCCGAGAATATCCGGGACAACATTTCCGGGGGTGATTAAGTTTGTGATTTCTCCGTCGTCAAAAAGTGAAATTTGCACGGATGAAATTGAACTTGTCCCGCCGCGGTCTTGCAAAAGTTGTTGTGAAATTGAGTTCGAACTCGCCGCAAGGTCAATCGCGTCGACTTGGTTATTGTAGGCAACAAAGCCCCCGATATTCCAAGACCCGTCAATGAAAAGGTCAGGGTCTCCGATTCTCGCATATTTTTTGACGGTTCCTATTCCGAATATTTGTGGGACTCCGTCAATTTGCAAAACAAGTTGTGGGGCTTGAAGAACCCCCGCCGCTTTAGATTTTGCGAGTTCCGTCAACTCAATTGCCATTGTTTCCCCCGTGACATTTCTTCTCGACACAATCGCGCGTTTTGTTCGCGGCTTTTCTAAGGGCCACAACTTCGTCGTCGGTCAATACAAAAAAGCCGTCGACAAGGCATTGATCAAGGGGAAGGTCTTTTTCAAACTCAAATTTAAAAGTTTTGAAATCCACAATTTTGTATTGTTTACATTTTCCTAAACGTTGAAGGATTTGTTTAGGTCGAACGTCGAGTTCTTTTTCAGTCGGAAAGCACGAACACGCACACAACAAAAGGGACGTGCTAACCGTTAAGCATTTTCTCAGTTTCTTTTTCAATGTCTTCGTCGGTTCCATTTTTTACGGCTTCCCTTGTTTTGTCTATTTGTTCCGCGTCTTTCTTGTCTTGCTTTTTGTTTTCAATGTTTCGTTCGGCAGCGGCGATCAAGTAAAGAACGCCTTTGTGAACGTAGTTCAAAATATATTTTAAAACGAAATTCAAAACATACCGACCGATTGCCGCCCCGAACGCTGACATATTAAAGCCCCAACTTATCAACGAAGCCTTTTAATAACGGCAAATCTTTTTTTGCAATTTCCGTCAAAACTTCGTAAACGTCGGCTTTAATAACGATGCCCGCTTCGATCGCTGCGACGCCGTCTTTGTCCGTATCAACTTGAGTTGTGGCTTCAATGTGAAGCTTTCCTTCTTTTAATTCCATTGTTGGTTTCATTTTGTCCCCTTTGGTTTATTGGTTTCTAAAATTCTAAGTCTTAGTTCATGGTCTTTTAAAGTCTCGTTTGTGGCTTCACGTTCGGCAAGAATGACCCCGACTTGAATATTCAATTTATTGATATTTCCGTTCATGTCCCACAATATAAAAACCGCCGCCGATAAAAGCGGCAAAATTGCGAATTCGATAAGGTCGCGAAAAGTCACTTTGCCTTTTTCGTTTGACATTAGACCGCCCCCGCGTTTTCGAAAACCGTTCCGATAAGGTGGCCGACGCGAGTTCCGACTTGAATATTCAAAGTTATAGTTTCGCCGGGCCCTAGGTTCAACTCCGCGCGCCCATCGCCGTTTGGATTGCTCGGCCAATTTGTCACGCCCGCAACGTTTATTGAAATCGCGGACGTCCACGAATCAAGATATAAATGCCCTTTAAAATGGCAATTCGCGGGAACCGTATAAGTATAGGTCGACGAAATAAAACTTAGATTTATGTTGTCCGAAACACCTTCGCGAATTTTTATTGTCGTTGCTGAATTGAAAGTTCCCATGAATTCCCCTTAAATTTTTATGATAAAGTTTAAAATCATAGCGGGCGGCACGTTGTGGGCCGTGGCCGAACCGTCCGCGTTTATAGTATGCGCATGTGTGGGGTCAAAACCATTTATCGCGGTATTGCCCGCAAATATTCTCGCCGTTCCGTTATTAGCCCCTAAGCCCCCGATGACGAAACCATTCAAAGCGCCCGTCGCATTTCCGTTTAAAACGTCCGGTCCTTGGTTGTGATAAATTTGATGAGTGTGCGCGCCCCCGGTTGGAGTTGTTCCACCGTGAGAGTGCGAAGCAAGTTGGGCAAGCTGCGCGCCGCCCGAAGACCCGAGAGTTGTCCCCGTGATTCCATGGTTCGCGGAAGCGGAAATTCGTCCCGCCGCCGTTCCGCCCATGTTGTCTTTTCCGAGCGTCGATCGTCCGCGCAAGTCTGGGACCACAAAATTCGTGTTATTAGTCCCGCCATAAGTGTTCCCGATCACGTTGAAAAGGTCTTGATATATTGGGCTTGTGGTAGCGTCTAGGGCTTGACCAAAGCAAAAAAGCCAACCCGCCGGAGCGGTTGCCCCCGCGTAGTGCCTAACTTCTCCCGTCAAAAACGAACCCGTGTGAATCGACATTTAAAACCCCTTTACACTATAAACCAATTTGAACCGTTTGAGGCAATCGTCATTGTTTGATATTGCGACGTCAAACTCTTAGTTGAAGCCCCGTCAATCGTTTGTGAAACTTGCGGCGTGATCACGACGGCGAAAGCGGTCGAATCGGTTCTTTTAAAAGTGATATATTGACCCGTGAAATTTGCGGCGGTTGGCAAAGTCAAAACGTTGTTCGCGGAAGCCGCACTTGCAAAGACAAGCCCCGTTCCCGAACCAACCGTCGTCGAAGTCGCAAGCGTTTCAACGGCAAGGTGAAAGTTTTTTAAGGGCCTATAAAAATATAAATTTGTTGAGTCCCATTGAAAACGGGTGTTCCCCGAAGAATCAAGAAGAACGCGCGAACCTAAATTGATAACGTCGGCGCCGCTTGAGTCTGTTAGAAAAGAAGTGATCACTTGATTGATTCGGGCAACGCCCCAACGAAAACCCGCCGCGCCTAAGTTTCTAGTCGCATCTCCGTCGGGAAGTAAACTTGTGTTGATTGACGTCGCCAAAAGATTCGACAAAGCGGTGTTTGCGCCCGAACCGCCGCCTCCTCCCGCGACCATTGCGGAAAGTGTGGCATATTTCTTCGCACCCGACGCCGCCGAGTCTTCTAGAAGAAAAATATCGGTCCCTACTGGTGTCGTTTTTTGGGTGAAACTTGAAAAATCATTTGCCGCGCGCTTCAATTGCGCGTCGTTTGTCACGCTTCCGAGTCCTACTTGCGACGCCGTTGTCGAATGAGGGTTTGAAGTATTCGCAATGTGGCCGTCAAGGGTTGAACCGTCGGTCGCGACATTTCGTCCAGACACAAGTCCAGACTTTAAAAGAACGCTTGCGATTGTCACGCCCGCGTTTGTGGTCGATTCGACTATCGTGTCGGTCTTTATTCCCGAAGTAAAGTTTTTTAAACCTGAAATCGTTTGGGCAATTCCCGAGACCACAATTTCATAAAGTGCGTCGACGACGCCGACTTTCCATTTCGAGGTCAAAGAAGAATCAAAAAGAACTTGACCGTTGCCGGAAGGTCTTTCGACTTCAAAGCCCGCGCCGTTTGCGCTTCCGTCGGTTCCGCCTTTGTTATAAGTGACAAGGGCGTCTTCGATATTTGTGTTTGTGGAGTTTATATTTGTAACGGTTCCTTGAACTTCAAAGTTTCCCGAGACAACAACGTCGCCGGAAAAAGTTTTATTTCCGCCGATTGTCATTGTGTTCGATTCAATGTCCGTGATTCTTGATTCGTGGTTTGAAAGTGTGGTTTCGGCGGTTGAAATTCGCCCTTCGTGGTCTACAAGAGTCGCTTCCGCGGTTGTGATTCTTGTTTCGTGGTCCGCGAGGGTCACGTCATGCGCGTCAAGGCGGCCTTCATGAACCACAATTTCGGCTTCCGCCGTGTCGAGGTCCGTTTGTGTTGTCTTCAATTGGGCGTCGAGTTTTCCCACGGCAACTTTTCGATTGTCACCGTTTGCAATGTAGTTTTGATTTGCGTAGTTATTGATTGCGGTGTCGGCTTCGCCCGTAGACCCTACGCCTTCAAATGCTTTATTGACCGCGCGTTGAATATTTGTGACAAATGCGCCCGACTCAACGTCGGCGTTTTGAAACGCAACCTTCGCAACCGTAGACGTCGTTGACGCCGTTCTAGACATGAAAGCCGTGTTGAACGTGGTTTGATTTGCGATTTGACCGTTTACGACTGACATTTCAACCCCTATTCTAGAACCTTAAAAGTAAGTAAACCCGATTCAAAGAATTCGGGCAAGAACTTGTCAACATATTCGACAAGTTCAAAACCCGTTCCGTCGGGCGATTTCGCCGTCGCCTCAATGATAACTTTGTCAAACGCGTCGCGTTGGTTTTCGTCTTCCATGAATTCGACCGGATTCTTTTCAATGATATAAGAAAGAAAAGTTTCAAGTTCTTCAACCGCCGCCGGGTTGTTTCTTATAAGACCCCCGCCCACGTCTTCGTTTGTGACCCAACGAATATTGCATCGAATGAAAACGTCGGACCCAAACTTTTGAACGTTTACACGGTTCCCCGATGCGGACTTTGTGACGACCGCATTTGTTAACTTTTTATTTCTAGCCTTTGGTAGGTAGTCTTGAAGGGGGAATTGTGGAGAATAAGCCGAGCCCGTTGGCAACGTACTTGTGAAAATCGTCTGGTTTAAAAGGTCCGCCGCTGTACTAAAGCCGAGCATGGTCGCCGCCGATTGTGGGACCGTTGAACCCGTAGACCACAAAAGGGAAGCGGGCCCGCTTGCGGCAATTGTCACAAGACGATTGTCGCGATTTGCAACCGCGGTCCAGTCGAGCGCGCCCGCGGCGTTTAGCGCCGCCGATACTTTGTTGATATATTCCGTCAAGGTATAAGAACCCGCGGGAATTTCGGCGATGAGTTCCGGCCCCGCGCCTTCCTTGAAAGCGATTTTGTTATTTGAAGAATCAACAACGTGACCATAATAGAAAATTGAATGGACTTTCAAAGCCATTTTATGCCCCCGCCCCGGTTATAATTAGACCGTTGCTTAAAGAATTTTGTTCAATAATTTGTGCAATTCGAAGTCCGGTTTCCGTTGAGTCGAAAACGTCCCCGTTTACTTGAACCGTAACGTGTGTCGTAGGTCCGACTTTGTCTTTGAGTTGATCGGGTTGCGTGTTGTCGGTCAACGTTGCCCCGGCACTTTCCGCGCCCCCCGCACTTCCGCCGCCCGCACTTGAACTCGCACCGCCGCCCCCGCTTGCGCCCTTAAGCCCGCCGCCGAAAGCGGCAAGGGCCGCACCTTCCGCGATAAGTTGAACGCCGCGCGTTTCGGAACCGGGAACAAGTGCCATTGCCGCACCTTCCTTGATATAACCTTCGCCGAGTGAAACTAGGACGTCACCGAAGACCCCAAGAACTGCGTTCTTAAACGCCTCCGCGCCTTTTCCGGTCGTTGCCATTGCGGAACCAAACGCGGCAAAAGCTTTGCCCGCGTTTTCAACCAAAGCCGCACGCATTGATTTTGAAATTAAAGCCATGTCCACATTGATCGACGCGGTTGTATCTTTTGCTTTTAGCGCAAGGTCTTCCATTCCCTTTTTAATTATAAGTTGAGAATCAAAAAGATTATTCACTTCCGACAAAGCGGTTTCGCGCGCCTTGAGTTTGCGATCTTCTTCGATCGCTTCCATTCTTAAATTGTGGGCTTTTTCTAGTTCTTCAAGCGCGTAGTTCTTTTGCTCCGCCGTTGCCGTGGCATTATTGACAAAGAACTTTTTAGTTTCGGCGACTTGTTGCTGATAAGTGACTTCTTCTTGCGCCGCTTTTTGTTTATAAAGCGAATCAAGATTTAAAGTTGTTTTATTTGTTTCAAAAACTCTTTGCGCTTCGGAAATTTGAGCGTCGGCAAGAATCTTGTCGGTTTCTAAAAGCTTTTGGTTTAGTTCTTGCCTACGGCGTAAAAGTTCCGCGGCGTTTTGTCCCGATTGATCTATTTTTGATTGCTTTGCGCCTTTTGCAAGATCGACCGCTTGTTGTTGTTGAGTATTGTCGATAAAGTCCACAAACTTTGTGATGTCCGATTGCGCTTGTGTTATTTCTCGGCGTAGGTTGACGGCAAAAGCTTGTCCGGAGTCCTTCCCAACCGCCGCAAGTTGGATATTAAAGCCTTCAATTTTGGCCCTTAGTTCTTCAATTCTAGTTGTGGCCTCCTCGACGGTTTGCACGGGGCGCGCTTTAGATATTCCTTCCGCTATAAAGCGAACGGCTTTATTCGCCCCCTCCGCGATAGACTGAAAGAACCCGCCGAGTTTTGACGACGCGACCTTCGCGAATTCGTCGTTTAAATCATTCATTGAAGCTTTAAGAACTTGAAGACTTGTTGAAAAATTGGCCGCTTGAGAAACGTCTTTAAATTGACGACTTCCTTTTTCAAGAACTTCGTTCATTAAAGCTTGTTGTTTTTGTTGCTCGGTCAAAAGGGCCGTCACGGTTCCTATTTTTCGAGCATAGTCGTCGTAAACTTTTGTGGCGTTTATATTCAAACCAATTGCGCGAATTTGACGGGTGTTTCCGGTGAAAATCGCTTGATTGATTGCTTCAAAATTTGAACTTATATCGCCGCCGAAAATCTTAGAAGAACGGCGGGCGATGTCCAGAACTTCGGGAATTCTACCGGCATTTGAACCTAGATTGATAAAGGCTTTATTTGCCGCTTCGATCAAGGCCGAATCATCAACTAGACCCCGACTCGCTTCGAGCATTTTAGTTCTAATATTGTCCGCGGAAATTCCAGCGGAAGCGCCGAGCGTTTGAAAAGACTTTTCAAGAACGACAAGTCTATCACCTTCCACAACTTCGTCGATCTTGCCTTTTATCAAATTAAAAGCTTGATCGGCGGCGGTTTTTACTAGAAAGAAAGCCCCCGCAAGGTTCGCCCCTTGGGTCTTTAAAATATCAAAAGCACTTGGGGCGACGGGAATTTCAATCGGCGGAATTTTCTTTTGTTCTTGTTTGAGTTGCTCCGCAAAAGCGGCTTCAAAAGCTTCGGCGGAAAGCTTCGCCGACTTATAAGAAAGTTGGTTGTCGGCGGCCCCGCTTAAAGCATTTGAAAGGGTCTCGGCGGGGCGCGATTGTGTGGTCTTAACGTCCGCGAGGGCCTTTTTTTGTGATTCTTTTTCGAGGCGCTCGGTTTCTTTTTGGAACTCGCGCGCAAGTCGAATTCGCTCCGCCGCAATTCGGTTTTGCGATTCGATTGTGTCTTCTTCTTGTTTCTTTGTGATTTCTTTAAAAATCGCGGACATTTCGTCGGCGTGGTTTTTGGCTTCTTTGTCGAAGACCCCAAAAGAGTCTTTGATTTGACCTTCGTTTAGTTCTATGTCGAATTGCAACTTATTTTCGTCGGCCATTTTTGCCCCCAAGTTTCTCAACTAAAAACCCGACGCTTTTCGCCTCGCGTGGATAAAGATTGCGCGGGTACGCTATCGAATTCAAAGCTTTGTCGCGTTCCGCCCGCGCGGACTCTTTGAGGTTAGGATAAACAACGGCGCGAATCAAGCCCAAGTGTTCTTGGGTTTCAAGAACGTCAATGGCAAGCCACAACGAATTGAGCCTTCGCGCGGACATTGACTCAACTTCACGCAATGAAAGGCCGTAAAAACGTATTATTTTGGCGACAACTAAGTCGTCAAAGTCTAGTTTTTTTTTGCGCCGACGGAATAAGCAAAAAGGTCTAGGAGTCCCGTCATTGACATTTTCTCTAAAACGTCTTGTGGGCAACCTAATTGAACGAAGAAATCAACGTAAAGGCCCACAACGTCGGCGTTCTCGTCGGCTTCTTTGAACTTGCGTGAAATTTGTCGTTGTTCGATCGCGCTCGGTGCGCGGAATTCGTAGTTTTGGCCTTTATAGATAAGAACCAAATTTTCTTCTTTATATTCGAAACTCATTGTGGGGGTTTTCCTTTCAAATAAAAAAGCCCCACGTCTTTCGACGTGGGGGTTCTAAAATCTTTATGCGATTGATTGACTTGCGTCACCGATTGAAAAGTAGTTGATTCGAGAATCAACGCCGTCCGCCGGGTAGACTTTAAAAGTCACGGGCAAAGTCAAAACTTTTGTCCCCGAGAACGTCAAACCCTTCAAGTTTGGCAACGCTTTGTGAAACGTGAAGTCCTCCGACAAATCGCCCGAAAGTAGACGAATTGGGTGAAGACGAAGTTTTGTTGCATATTTGAACATGTTTTCGAAATTCTTGAAAGTTCCCATTCCGTAAATTTCGGTTCCGTTGTCCGGAACATAAGAACCGCCCGTTTTCACAAACATTTTCTTAAGCTTTTCTTCGTTGGTTTCTTCAAGGTTCAAAGTCACTTCAACTTTAGAAACGCCGTTCTTAATTTGAGCAACCGGAGTCACGCCTTCGGCGTGGCATTGAACGTCAAGGAAACTTTCTTCGAAAGAAACCGCGATTTCACCTTCGATGCAACCTAAATTGTCTTCGGTGTCGCCTTGTTCGACAATTTCAAAACCGAAGTTTGTCACTTTTCCCGGATTTTTAGCGTCGTGTGCGCTTGGGACATAGCCGACTTCGAGTTGCTCAACGGTGACAACGTTATTTGAAACACCCGCGTTCAAAATTGCGGTTGCGTCGATCGCAACTTGCAAAGCCGATGCGATTTCAGCAGTCGTGTCGATTGCGTTTGAAGAAATGTCGACTTGGTGTTTTGTTGAATCGTCAACACCCGTTGGCGCCGAATCCGAGTTTGTGGTTTTAAACCAGAAAACGTGCTTTTGAACAACGCCGGTCACCATTGCATATATATGAAAATAAGCGCCCGCAAGCGATGCTTTTGCGATACCTGAACGAATAGTGATTTTCTCGACTTGTGTCACGTTTTCACCGAAGAAAACGTCCATTGCTTCAACCTTAATATTTTCAACGCCCATTTTTAAAACTCCTTTTATAAGTGTAAAATTATTTCGCAATTTAAACGAACTTCAAGAACCACAATATTGTCGTTTGTGGGGTCGAAGCTTCGCACGTTCACCGATTCGGGCAAAACGTTTTTGATCGAAACTTGCGTCAAGCGATTTGTCGCTTTGCAAGCTTCCCGAAGAATAGCGTCCGCGAGTTTGTGGCCGGTGTCAATGGCTTCTTTTGGGCTTCGGTTTCCCGCGACCATGACTTGCAAAAGAACCGGGCACGCAAAGTGAAAGCACGAATTGTGAGTTGTGGCCGCGTAGACCATTGACCCAAACTCAATATGCCACGATTTGTCTAGAATTGTGGCCGGAATGTTTTCAATGTTGAAAGCGTCTTCCCATTCCCTTAAATCGGGGTCAACGGTTGCCATGACGCTTTGAAAATAGGGGCGAAGGGTGTCAAAACTCATCGAAGGTACAACTTCCCGGAACTTATAGCGGGGCCTTTTAGGTCGTCGGCTTTATTGTCGCCGTCAAGGTCTAGGCTTAGAACCGCGCGGCTTCGTGCCGCGATTTCCATTTTTTCGTAAACTTTTGCTTTTTCTTTAAACACATCATTCGACGCGTTTCCGGCTTCTGTAAAGAATAGGCGCAAAGCTAAAGCCGTCGACCATGATCGAACGTCGGAATTGTCCACAAACGCGCGTTTCGTGATTTTGTTTCGGTCCTTGTCGCGATAGCCTTGGCGGTCAATCCAGTCGAGAATTTCCTTTTGTGCGCGTCGGTGCAAATAAATAAAAGACCCGTGGCCTTGTGGAAGCCATTTCATGATTTCAGTTTCAAAGGATACGAGGTCCGCGTCTTCACTGAAAAGGGCGTCACCTTCGGGAGTATAAACTTTTAATTGCTGAAAAATAGAAGCCGACTCCGCTCCGGAACTAACAATCAACCAAACATTTCGCAACCCATATTCGACGGGGTTTCCGATTAAAGAATCACTCTTAAACCCTAAGTGACGCAAAAGACCTTTTGAAGTCGCATTGGGTAGAAACTTCAAAGGCAAGGAAGGTGTCGTTGTGATACGATTCAATTCGTCTACCACAAATTGCACCGTTAAGGAAGGGGCGGTCGCCTCAATGTTATATTTCATGTCGGCGAGCAAATCTTCAAGCGAATAAGTGCCATTCGAGACGTTCGTCGAGTACAAAACCCCGTTCACTTCAAAATCAATGCGCGAAGTGTTTTCATTTATATCAAAAGCATAGGTGTTGAAAGCGTAGTCCAGAAACCAATTTTTATTGGAGGCGTTGAAAACTTGAATTCCGTCGGCTATTTCCCCCGGTTGAATCAAAACGGAGTTAATAGACCCGAGCGAACCTTTTACTTGAATGGATTTTGAAGCGTCAAACCGAATAAGGTCGCCGATTTGAACTTCTTTTTCGGTTGCTAAAATTGGAATAATCATTTTTTCACTTCCCACACAATTTCGAAGTCACCCGAATCAATAAGCATTTGCGGCGTGACGTTCTTATAGTTTGAAATCATTGCTTCAAAGTTTTTAAATTTCAAGTCATAAAGGGGGACTTCTTTTTTTAGGACTACTCGGACGCACTCAATGCACGAAACCCGCGAATCGTCGGAAATATCAAACAACGCGTCATATTTCTTTCCGATTTGTTCCGACAAACCTTCCCGGATTTGTGGTCCTAAAGCTATCCATTCAGCGTTTGTGAGGGCCCGCGGTCTTAGGGCGGCGATAGCGTCACAATCGAACACGTCGTCGAATAGGTGCTTTTGAACGCCTTTTGCGACGGCCTCCACGATTTCGTTTTCGTCTAGGTTTATAAAGGCGTGCGAATAAAACCCAAACTTTGGTCGAGGACCTTTGAATCCTGATTTTATCCAAACGAACGACATAAGGGCGAAGTCTGAGAAGCCGATAAAATATGTAGTCAAATGGGTTTCACGTCTTGAAACCCAAACACACGGACAAATTTTCATAAGGCCGCGCGCGTGTTCGCGGTCTTCCGGTGTTAAGTCATAGGCGCGCCCGGTGAAAAGAAACTTCAAACGCGCCCAATTAAAGGGCGAAACGATTTTGAAACTTATAAACTCCACAACCTTTTGAAGCATAAAGCCCCCCTTAGTATGAAAGTTTCCCGGCAATATATTGTCGAACGGTCACGCCCGCCGCGATATTCGCGTCAAGCCATGCAAATTCGGTGTCGGCCAAAACATTATTTTTGAAATCAGGGGTTGCGAGTTGAACGAAGTCGTCAATGTCAAACCGGTATTTTGTGGTCAACGCCTTGCCTTGCGCGAGCGCGAGGCCCGACGCGGTAGCGAGTCCGTTTCCTTGGGCCACAAAATATTGAATCAAAAAGCCATTCACGACCATTTTAATTTCTTGAAAAATATTCGTGCGCGCTTGAACGCGTTCTTGTAAAGACTCGCACGCCTCGAATGAAATTCCGAAATCATAGTGTCTTTCATGAATCAAGTATTGATCGCCGCGGGTTCCGTCGTTTCTATAGTAGGCTAATTTCTCACGACGGGCGGTCATGAAACCGAGTGAATTCGTATCAAATTCAAAAGCGATTTCACAAATAAGATTATCGGGCGCAATCGAAGCGAAATAATATTTTGCAACGCTCGGTCGGCCATTTGCTAACATTGTCACTTTTTTTAGAAGCGCAATGTTTGGTTTTAAGTGCATAGTGAAATCAATTTTTGAGGGGTGGAGGGTCTTAAAACTTTCGTCTAGTAGGTCGGAAACTCTTAGACCTTGGGCTTGAATTTCGGCGTTATAAGTTGCCGCCCAAAAATCGTATGATTCTTGTCGTTGAAACTTATAGTCGTCATATTCTTCCGGCCACAAAACAATAAAACCGGCGTCCGCAAAAGACGCTTCGTCGTGATCGTCTATGTCTTGAACAAGCCACGGCCAGTCGAGCGGAATTCCGCGAGGCGTTTGGTTTGCGGGAGCGTGATCATAGGTTTTAAAAGCCTTTTTCATGTTTTAGAATCCTATCTTAAAATTAAATCAATGGTCGCGCGCCACAACGTCGAGCCCGCCGCCGCCGGTGTGACCGTAAAAAGCAATATATCGCCCCCGCGTGCAATTCTTCGGGCGGAAAAAAACGAGTCGCTAAAATTTGTCTTCCCGGCCATAAAAAACGCCCGAAAAATAGAAGAGTCAACGGTCCCCGGGGCGACCGGTTCGGTCGTGACTGAATTCACCCCTATTTTTGCGACGGTTGCGTCCACGTTCGTGGAACTAAGCATGAAACCGACGATATAAGCAACTTTCCCCGCCGGAACTGTATAACTTAAAATCGTTTGATTTGCCGTTGTCGCCGATGACGTTAAGACACCCGAAATATAATGCGAGTCTTCTTTTGATATAATGTTGACCGGCGACGATTCAAAAGGATTTGTGATCGACAAAGTGTTATAATTCGGAAAATACACAAAGTCGATCGCGACCGAAGTATTCGAGGCCGCCGCCGTGTTCTTTATTCCTTGGTAGACCATAAGCGGTTGGTAGGGCCCGGGCATGTGGCGAACGTGAGTTGCGACTAGAATATCTTCAATAAAAAAGGAAACACGGTCGGGTTGAACGTCAATTTGATATTTTAAAGACGAAGCAGTCGTCAAACCGTTTGGCAAAGTGATTTGTGTTGTGTCTGTATCGGCGATAGTCCCAAAAGAACTTGATACGCATGTCGCCGCCGTGTTGACCGTTCCTGAAAAGCGAAATTCGGCCACAATATTTGTTCCCGTGGCGTCGTTGCGAAGTCCGAAAAATATTGTTTGGTTTGCAACACGCTGAGAAATCGAAAGAAGTCCGAGGTACGTTAAGGGGCCGTAGTCGCCGGGACGCATGACTTCCGCTTTTGCGCCGTTTGTGGCCCCGGAAGACAAAGTCAAAAGGGAGTTTGCGACCGCAATCGCGCCCGTCAAACTTGTTGCCGTAGTCCAGTCGACCGACAAAGATGTTCCCGAAAAATCGTCGCGAAATTGTCCTTCGTCGGTCAATACGTCGCCACGAATAAGCATATTTCCGTCGCCGTCAACCGTAGGGGCCGCGCGTCCGATTGCCGTATAGGGCGCGCTCGGAGAATAAGCATCGGTTTGATTGACGGAATTCCCCGTCACATCGCGAATGTCGGCGGTGTCCCCGCCGACGTTGGCAATTTCAGTTTCCGGCGTCGTGTGAGACATCTATTAAACCGCGAATTCTAGGCAAGAAACGTCGCCCAAAAAGTCCGAAAGTTTTGTTGCGTTCAAACATTTTGCTTTCAAAATAAGTTTTTGAGTTCCCGCGGCGCCCGCGACAACTTCTTTCATTCCTAAGTCAATTTCGGCGTTGAAACAACCCGCGCCGGTCAAGCCCGCACCGATCAAAGTGTTTGTGGTGTCGTCTTGTTGATAGACATAAAAAATTGCTTCACGAAAGCAAGAACCGTTTGCATGAATTTTGCCGTAGGTTTTGCCGGACGTGAGGGCGACTTCCGCAACCGTGACAAGCGTCGCCGAGCCCGCAACCTCCGTCGCCGCCGAAGATGCCTTAGAAATTCCCGCGCCTTCGAAATCAACCGCAAGTTTTCCTTCACTTGTCAATTGTGGAAGGACAAGATTCCCCGCGGAGTCTTTAAACCCAAAAGCGACCAAACCTTTTTTGCCCGCCGATGCGTCACCCGATGCGGAAGACGTAGGTGCCTCGCCCGCGCCCGTTGAGCCATTTTCTAAAATTGGGAATACTTCTTGAAGGTGTGACATGATTTTAGTCTCCTATTAAATATAAGTTAAGAACTCGATTTCATTATTGTCAATTGATGACTGAATGAATATCGACGTCGCCGTGATTTGATTCGCTTCAATCCATGCTCCACCGAGCGGAATTGTCACAAAATTAGTATCGGATTCACCCGCCACAAACGCAAGTTTAAGTCTTGAAATTTTACGCGCTCGAATCATGAATTTTTTTGTGTTTACGGGAATTGCAATTTCGACTTCGGTGTCTTTAGTAGAAATAGAAATATTTTGAATCGTAGGCGCGAGGGCGACGTTTGACTCACTTCCACCATTTAAAAGCCAAACTTGCAACGCATAGTCTGTCAATGGCTTTGCGCCTATGTCTCGCGCTGCTTTGCGGAGGACTTCAAGTCCGTGATCGCCGACCGTTGGCATTTATTCCCCTTGAGGCCGAAGCCCACAAAAAATAAAGAAGAATTATGATTCTTTAATTTGTCCCGACTTTACGTCGGCGCGCTTGTCGTCGGGAACGAACCACAAAAACCAAAGGCCCCCGTCTTTGACGATTGCTTTGATTTCAATTCGTTTCCCAAGTGTGTCGCAATATTTTTGCAGCGTCTCGGGTTTCTTTGCGGAAACCCATCGAAGCCGCGTGGTTTGTGGGACCATTTTCACCCCTAAAAAGTCGGCCCGCAATTAAGCGGGCCTAAAACACCGAAGGGAAAACCCCTAACCTTCGGTGCTTTTAAAATTATACTGTGAGAGTCGCAACGCGCTTGTCGCTCAATTGCTTCATACCGATTAGGGTGTCGCAATTTACGCGCTTTGCACGACGGCCTTCAACGCCCAAGTCGTATTCGTTAACGGCCATTCCTTGTTGAGAAGCCATTGTGAAATAAGATTTGTGGAACGCGTAAACAGTCGAACCGACCGCGTTTGTGAAGTGTGGCATGAAGCCCACAAGTTGTGCGGGAAGGTCGCCCGAAGTGATAGGTGAACCCGACGCCACGAAATCAGAACTTGTAAAGTTTGTGATCGCGAAAATGTCGTTTAGTGGTCCAGCGCCCAAAACCATGTGGCGGTCGGCCATTGGAACATTTTGCGTGTCGAGCAATTCTTTCAAAGCCAAAATGTCCGCAAGAACCATAACACCCGGAGTTGCCGCCGCAATTGTGTGGTCGGGTGACGCGCTTGGAACTGTCAAAGACAAGATCAAAGCCTGAATTTTCTTTTGGATTGAATAGATCGCAAGTTCTTTCAATTTTTCTACAAACGGAATTGATTGCAACAACGCTTTGTTTGTCACAATGAAATCTTTCACAATGCGCTTGTTGATAACAAGTGACTGTGAAGTGATAGTCACGCCGTCGGCTTCCGCTGCGTCGGCTTCTGGAAGTTCCGAAGCGTCCGCGAATTCGGGAACGGTTGCGATTTTTACAGTATCACCAAGGTTTGAAACTTCGCCTTCGTAGTCTGTAGAAATCAAAGAAGCCATAGGGAGGTCAACAAGTAAAGAATCATAATACTTGCTAGACCATTGTTGAGGTACAATGACGGAAACTTCGTTTGCGGTGTCCATGTAAGCGTTAGCCATTTAGAAAACTCCTTTGCGCATTATTGCGCTTTAAATTTTTGAATCGTTTCGAAATATATTTTTTTGTCCGATTCGGACTTTGTTTTTGACCATTGTGCTTCGGCGGCGTTTACGTCGGCGAGGGTCACAAGGGAACCATTCGGGCGGCCTAGGTTCGGCGTGGCCGAGTTTACGCTCGGAATAACGTTCGTAAACCAGTGTGGGCGAAGCGTTTTAAGTTTTGCAACCGCGGCGTCCGCACCCGAGACAAGAATCTTGCCCGTGGAAGTAGTTTCAACATGCAATTCCGGGAAGTCAAGCAATTCTAAATCAGGAATTGAAGCCGCATTTATGCCCGCTTTTGAAGCTTCGGCACGAAGGGCGGAAAACTTCTTTTCGTCCACAAGGGCGTTTTGAAGTTTCGTGTACTTCGATTCAATGTCTTTTGCTTTTGTTTCGTGGTGTTCGGCGACCGTCTTCCAGTCTTCTTTTTCTTTGTGGGTTTGAAGCTTCAAGCGTTCGTTTTCTTCGCGAAGTTGTTGCGCTTCCGACTTGTACTTGAACAAATCTTTCTTTATTCGCTCGGCGGCTTGACCTTGGTCGGGGTCGGCGGGCGGGTTTAAAGGTTCCACAATTGGGTCAACGGGCGGATTCTGGTTTTCTTGTGACATGGGTTTCTTTCTTATTCACGCGGAGAACATCTCAACGCGCGGAACCCGCACGGCGGGTTCACTTAGATAGTAGGGCCTTTATTCTTTGGGCGTAAACATTTTTTAATTTTCGCATGACGCTTGTCGTAAACGATTCACCCGCTAAAGGAACGAATCGACGGGCCGCAATCGCGACTTCGCCGGTCGTTTTATTTGTGGTTCCTTCGTTATTTGCAACCGCACGGTCCTTCACTTTTTTAGGGGCAAAAGGCAAAATTCCGATAGACAAACGAACGCCGTTGACCTTCATGGCCTTATAAAATGATAGCATTTCACCGCTTAAAAATAAATTCACCGGGCGCGAGGGCTTCAAACGCCTATCTTTTTGACCCGGATAGTTCTTTTCGTTTTTATACTTTGCAAAACGTCGTTCACCCGTGGAGGTTTTCACTGGACTTGAACCCGAGGCGATCATTCGCTTTGCTTCGCCCACAACTTCCGCGTTCACGTCCGAAATGAATTTCGAATCGACGGTGTTTCGAAGTTTATTCGCAATTTGAGTGCGCAAATTCGACTTTATTTTTACTTTAAACACTACAACAACCCTTCAAGACCTTGGTCTTCAAGAATATTTAAGACGCTTTCGTTTCGGTAGACAAGAAGCTTCAATTCAGACCGCGACATAGGTCCGAAAATTTGCGCTAAAACTTCATAAAGTGCGGCCTTCGTCTCAACATTTTGAAACATTGACGGCTTTATTTTTGTTTCTTCCGCTATGATGTCCGCAATAATTCGATCGACTTCGCGTTTGATCGGTCCTTTATAGTCTTGGCCAACGTCCGGAAGAAATCGGCGCTCGGGCAAGTGCGATTTGCCCGACAAATTATTGTGGCCGTCGGCGGCGGGTGCGCGGTCCCCAAAGACCCCAAGATCAATGCCATTTTTTGTCGGAATAAAACCAAGTTCGTCTTTCATGTCGCCCGAAAATTCAAGATTCGCTTCGCCGCTTCCGGTTTCGGCGATTTTCTTTTTCTTATAAAGGGGCGATAAGGTCGTTTTATACTCGCCGCCCGCAATTGGGCTTTTCTTTTCGTTCATTGCGGTCAATGTTTGTTCAACAAGATAGTTTCCGACTTCGTCTTGAATTCGTTCTTTTGCCGCACGCGATAACGTGCGGCCTTCGAATAGATCAATTTCGGCGCTTGTTTCTAGTTTATTGACCGTTGTTTTGCGGACTTCCATTTTGTGCGGCCCCTTGTTGTGGGTTCACTTGGTCGTTTTGCGGTTGATTGTTTTGTGGGGGTTGATTCGGTTGACCGTTTTGGATGGGTTGTCCATTTTGGTCAACGGGTGCGTTCGGGTCCACAATTGAAATTCCCGCGTCTTGTTGCGCTTGTTGTTCAAGCGTCTTTTCGATCAATCTTTGCTCAATGATCTTTTGAAGTTTCATTTCCGCTTGCTTTTCGTCAAGACTTGGGTCGTCCTTCATGAGAATCGAAATCAAAGAATCAATTCCAAGATCTTGTCGGAGCTTATAGTTCGCAAGCTTTTCCGCTTCCGACATGATCGGAGTCGGGTCATTGAAACGAATCACAAAGTTTTCTTCAAAACCTTCGGTCAATTCAAGGCCGACAAGGTCTTCGCACAAATTCGCGTCACCATAAGTTTTTAAAACCGCGTTGATCGCTTCAAAAATTTCAGGTTCGCGGTCGATAAAAACTTGACGTTGGTCTTGTACGTCTTCAAGCGATTCGGCCTTGTCAATGATAAGGGCCACACCCGACGGAAGCGTTTGTCCGCCCGACAATTGGGTCGCGACTCCCGACGTCGATAAGTTGTTTGTGGTCAAATAGAGTGCAATATACATTTCAATCAAACCACGAAGCGAGTCGAGTTGTGGGTTTGCATTTAAGAAACCCATTTTTGGCTCGGCTTGTTCGCCTTGTTTATATTCCGCAATAATCGCGTTCGTTGGTCCGACTTTGATTCCGCGTGGAAGGTTTTCGCCCGTCATGTAGAATTGCCCGTAGCCTTGAACAACCCCAACGTGGTTCGTGTGGGTGATTAGTGCGTTGATAAGAATAGCGCCGTCAATTAAATCGTCGCCGCCTTCTGCCCAAAATGCGCCGTCTTGATCAATCGCAAAAGAAATGTGATTGAACACGCCGAGCGGGTTTAAGTTTCCGGGGTTCGTTGGGTCTTGAATAATTTCACCCATTTCGTTGCAAGTGAAATGATATTTCTTTGACCAAAAAACGAAGGTTGGCTTTCCGTCCGGACTCATTTTTTGATCGACCGCGGTGTCGGCAATCTTTTCGTCAAAGCCGTTTCCTTGCGCCGGAGTAGGCGAAGGAAGCGAGAACACCGGCGAGCGTTTCCCGTCAATTGCCGCAAGCGAAGTCGCGGGCGGCGTGTAGTCACTAAGAACAACGCACATTGCTTTTGTGCGGTCGTGATAGTTTTCTATCACGTCATAAAGAAATGGATTCAAAGCTTCAAGCTTCACCGTCCATTTAGTGACGCCGTCTTCGATTTCCGGGCACGGCTTGACGAATAAGTCGACGTTCTTTTGAAACTTCAAAAAGCGATTCGTCTTTTTCATTGCCGAGTTTATATCTAAAACTTTTTCAAGCTTCTTGATTTTCTTTGTGTCTTCTTCGCTATCAACGACAACGCGTTCAACGCCGTTGGAATAAACGCGAGCGAGCTTGTCCACAACTTTGCGCACGATTGACACGTTTGAAAGCGAGTATCGCATTTCTTGAACCGTGGCGTGGTCTAGTTGTTGAAGCAACAAATCGACGACGTAGTGGGAAGTTTTGTCTTTATAGCATTGATATTTTTTATAGGCTTCGAATTTGCGGTGTTGGCTTTCCGAGCCCTTAATTTCTTCAATGATTTGTTTTCTAACTTCCGGTTTTAAAAGTTCGTCTTCGCTTTGAATTCGCATTTTGTCCCCTTTATCTGATTTTCTCGACCCTAGTCGCTTTTGCGTTTCCACTAAAAGGAAACAATATATCGCAAAGATAGTCTAGGCCGTCGCTGAAGTGTGTCAAGTTCGGCGAGTCCTTTTTCTTTTCAAGCGTCAAAATATCTTGCTCCACGGCTTCAAAGTCTTTGCGAAGACCTTTGCAACGCTCCGGGTGATATTTTATGAGACCCTTGTCTAGTAGGTTGTTGACGTTTAATTGACGGCCCCGGTAGGTAGGCGCCGCGGACTTCACACGGACTTCAAAACCCGCATTGCGGAGAATCGTCACGTCGGGCAAGCCTTTCGTCGAGCGTGCTTTCCCCGCGGGGTCCGGATAAATAATTGTGTTTTGTGGAACGTAGCCGCGGGCTTTTAGGGCTTGAATCATGTTTTCGGTTCGATAGCCTTCCGCCCCTTTTAGTTCTATGCACTCAACACCAAACAAACTGAAACCGTCATAGCCCCAAAGGGTCGCGCAAAACGGGTCAACGTTGAAGTCCATTGAACAATGGTATTGAACAAATTCTTCGCGCTTGATTGTGGCGTCGGAGTTCTTTCTTGGGTCGTGGGAATAATAGAAAAGATTTCCGGCCATGTTGACCCACAAACCTTTTCGATACGCCTCGACCATTTTTTGGTCATAGCTTGCTTCTAAATTTTCCAAGTAAAGTTCGTGAAGGTTTGCGGCGTTGTCGTCCGTTGAACCATAAATAATTCGAAGGCCCTTCGGCGGGTTTTCGATCATGTAGTCATAATAGTCGGAGGCGTAGCCCTCGGGAGTTCCAACGCTACAAATTTGTGGAAACTTTGCGCCCTTCACGCGCACACGACCGATCACTTCTTTATATTTCACAAGCGGAATGAGCGTCACTTCGTTGATAAGTGCAAAAGCCCAATTGGGTCCACGGATAGGTTTGTCGGCGCTAACTAAAAACAACTTTCCTTTTGACCACGGAAACTTAAACCAGTGTTCCGTCTTGTGGTATTGATAGGGAATATTGTTCCGGTCAAGAATCGCTTCCATTTCGGGAATGACGTCTTTCTTTAGTTCTTGAAAGTCGGGGCCGACGATTGCGCCGGAGAAGGGCGCGTTTAATTGGTGAAGTTTTAAAGCCTTCATGCAAAGGCCGAAGGTCTTTCCGCCTCCGAAGCCGGTCGACAAATGCAAAAAGCGCGATTCGTCGTCGTCGTGAAATTCTCTTTGGTGTGGGTTCTTTTTATATCGAAGTTTGTACTTTAGCAAATGACGCCCCCTCGTTTCCTATTGCGCAAGTCATTGATCTATTCTTCGCTTTTTCAATCAAGCTTGTTTAAAAACGAAAGGGCGTGAAAAGACCTTAGCCCTATTCGTCCACAAATTCAAGTTCGGCGTTTGAAGAATCGGCGAATTCATGGTCGCCGCCGCCTTCAGTAAACCCAACTTGGTTCTTGAGTAGAAAGAAAAGCGAGCCCTCGCGGACGCCTTTAGCTTGACCAAACGCCGAGTGCCGAAGCGCGCGCTTATAATAGGCGTCGTAGGCGGGCTTTGCGACCGCATAGGCGGACGCAAACTCGGGAAATTTGTCGAGCCATTCATTTAGTCTTGAATAAGTTATTCCCCACGCGCCGCAAATTTCCGAACGCGTTTGGCCCTCGCACATGCGGGCGATCAAATCTTGCGGGTGAAAGGCGACGTCAAAGGTCGACTTCTGATATAGGGCCCGAATCGCCGGAGGGGGACCAAAATAGAAAAGCGGTTGCTCCGCGGTTAGAAGCCCGTCGATTTCCGGTTCTTTAGTTTCAACCAAAGGGACCGGAGTTTTCGGGGCCCCCTTGGTTGTGGGTTTGTTTTTTGTCTTAAATGATTTCGCGTTCTTTGTCGAGTTCTTCACTTGTCACAACCCCCGCTTCGGCGAATTCGTTTTCCGTCCCGCCTTTTAGGAAGTCGTCAAACTCTTTTAGCTTCGACGCTTCGGCTTCGCGGGCGAGTCGGTCCATGTCGGATTCATAGCGACGTTGCGCTTCTTCGTGGAAAGAGCGAAGCGCAAATTTCACCATGTCATAAGTAGTGTCTTGAAGCGTTTTGGTTTTTAAGTGAACACCACGTCGCGAACAAACTCGGTCGGCTTCCACAATTTTATTTGTGAGGCCGACAATCAAATTCTCAACGTGTGGGTCGTTTGGTCTTAGAAGCCTATCCTTCAATTCTTGAGGGGCGTCTAGGTCTAAACGAATTGCTTCGAATATCCAATTTCTGATTTTTGGTTGCAGCATTTTAAACTTCTTTCATGGGGCCCATAAGACAAACAAGGTGCGCTTCAAGTTGTTTACATAGCAACGAAAGTTCTTCGATTGTGACCGTAGACATTTGAAGCGTGTTTTGTTCGCCGGGCTTTGCAAGTCCCAAGACAACAACGCCGACAAGTTCTTTTGTGTCGACTTGTTTTAAAACGTCTTCGGGCAAAACGAGTCGTTGGCCTTCGTGTAACATTTTATTTTTCTAGAACGCCCGCAAGTGGCGCGCCTTTTTGCGATTCAAACGCGATGACTTTTGCGGCCTCGACGTTTGTCGAACTGAATTCAACTTCGCTTGTTCTTAGATATTCAATGTCATGCGTGTGGTCGTCGTACTCATTGCACGGAACTGGAACTTGTGTCGGCACTCCGCGGACTTTCTTTTTTGCCATGACCATGGGGCCCGAAACGGACTTGATCACCGGGGGTTGTTCCGGGTCTTCGTTTGGTTCCCATTCAATAACGTGAAAATGACCGCCGATAGGAGTCGAATAAATAACTTTGTCGCCTTTTTTATCGTAGGTTCTAAACGGGTGCGTGTGTTCCCAATGAGAATACTTTTCAGGATTTGTGTCGGGGTGTTCGTTTTCTTCGTCCCAACCTTCATATTTTACAACGGTCGAAACCATAAGCTTGAAAAGGTCGGTGAAAATCTTTTTCTTTCCCGACATGTTTCGCGTGTAGACTTTTGAAGTTCCGGGTTTGGAAGCGATTTCGGGCACGAAGTCCGATTCAACTTTGCTTCCGCGTTTCTTGAGAATTGTCTTTGCCATTTCAGCAACCTTTCAAATGGGGGTTTGTTCAACGCTAAATGTAAAATTTATAAGGAAGCAAGAACTTTCTTCAAAGGCGCATGACACAAGACGGCAAGAACGGCGCGAAGCCGGTTCCGTTGTGGTTCGGACAAATGGGGTTGAACAATCCATGCTTCGACGGCGTCGTGAAGGTCTTTATTCGCGCGTAAACCATTCAAGGCTTGAAGTTCTTGATTCACCCGGACCGTTTTGCGCTTTTGGAGTTTCGTTGTCGTCTTCATGGCCTTAAATGATTTAAGACAATTTAAGATTTGTCTAGTCTAGTCTTCTAACTTTCGGCCCGTGATGACCGGGCGCACTTCACGGCCACAACAAGGACAACGTCTTTGTCCGGAAACGTTTGACAAAAGTTCTTCGATAAGCTTCGGGATGTTGAAGCCCAACATGTCAAGAGTGAGTTTGACGGGTTCGTCGATTGTGGCGGCAACGGTTCGTCGGTTATATTTTCGGGTCGGGCGTTTTGGTTTAGACATATTCCCACAAATCAAAAAAGATTTTCTTCCTTGAGTCAAGTTCGGGCTCAACAAAAAGCATTTGTTCAAGTTCCTTTTTCTTTATTGTTCCCGTGGAAAGAACGTCGCCCCATTCCTTCCAGTCGAAAACGTAAAGGCGGTTGACTCTTGGGTTTGTGATTCGCACGTTCAAAAAGATATAAGCAACACCGCCCGTTTGAACAATGTGGGTCAAGTGTTCGACTTGCGCCGGGCGAATATCTTTTCCGCCAAACGCTCTGAATTTTTTGATTTGTTTACATTCGATTGCATAGAATGAACCGCCCTTGTTGACGACAATGTCGCAAGGTTTGGGAGCTGTAAACCTAGTTATTTTTAGAAGTTCGCGAGTGATCGGGGCGTCGGGAATTTTATAGGCCCACGCGCCCCGGTGTCTTAGGCTTCGCATTATTTCCGTTGTGAATATCGCTTCCTTCAATGTCTTCTCCCTCGACCTCGCCCCACATGCGGGCGAATTCAACCCCTAGTTGATAAGCTTCGTCTTCGTTGTCAATGTTTGCTAAACTTATGTCAATAACCTTCGCGGACGGAAGCGGAAGCGTTGTCGCGTCGTTATAACCTTTGACCCATGCGATTTTATTTTTCATTTATTCCCCCTTAATTTTTATTTTCTTAGTCCCAAAAGTTCGCACCGTAGAAACTTCCACAAGCGCCGCGGCTAAAGCGCGCCGACAAATTTCGGAAACGTCGAGCCCTTCAAATTCCGCGTCGGCTAAGTCTTGCGGGTCGAAGCGAATCGACCGCGTGACCCTTGCGTCTTTCTTCATGGGAACACCCGGCAACTTTCCGCCGGTGTTGTCCCCCTTAATTTCTTGAAAGCCTTTTCCTAGTCCCTTTTTTGCTTTATTCTTTTTCATTTGTTCCGCCTTCCCA